GTTTTGAACTAATTTGTCTCCGGGGGGAGTATGAACAGACGAGATTTACTCAAGGGCATGATGCTTCTTGGTGCTGCCGGAGTGGCAGCGCAGTTCAAGGTCACCGAAGAGGTGGGTGAGGAGATCATCACCGAATTGACCAAGGACCTGACCAAGGTCCAGGTTGCAGTACCCGGCAAAGTCTTCGATAATCGTCAGGTTTGGACCTCCACAGCCAATGTGAAAAAGGTCTGGGGTGATTACATCCGGAAGGAGATTGAGAAGTCTCAAACAGAGGATGTGGCCACACTCCTGGCCCAAAAGGTTGATTTTACAGTAAATCGCCTGGTGAGAGCCATTGACCAGGATCTTTCGGTCGCTGACCTCGAAAACAAGAAGGTTATCCTTCAAATGCCCAAAATAAACGTCAGAAACGTCGGTGTCTTCCGAAAAGAGCCGATTTTGGAGCTGAAAGCCGGGGCAGAGCATAAAGTTGGCTTTTTGAGGGGTGAAGAGGTCCGTGTAGGCTATATCCAGGAATCCCTGGTAGATGTCACCGGAAAGAAGCTCTTTGCTCGGTAAAAACCATAAAGTCGACTCAGTTCAGCTCCAGGGGCGTAGCATCGACTACGTCGTCTTCGATGAGTTCTCTGCCCAGTTATGGTCCAAAGAGATCATGCGAGCGTATGTTGACGGAGCTGGAGCCGCACTGGCAGCTCGTATCGACCAAGATATTCTGGGGGCTATCATAAACCCCAAAGTGATGGTTCCAAATGCTTAACCAGAACCACATGGTACAGTCTATCGTCGAGACTGAGTACGACATTTACTCACAGTCCCAAAAGTTCGTGCACATGATGAAGGTGGATGACCACGTCCTACAGGGCTTGCCCAACAACGCACGCGAGTCCATCCTAGCTTACATGAACATGAAGTCCGAAGAACTTCTCAGGGACACCACTGCATACATCTACGATATGCAGAAGAACTACCGATAACCTTCACTGCAGACCCTCAGCAGCTGCGCCCGTTCTGGGTAGGGTCTGCCTCAAATTCAATCCAACCAGGAGAACTCCTATGCCTTCACAGTGGCGTAATGACCAAAAAGGTGGTGGCCAGGCTACTGGTAAATCTGCCCCTTCAATCCCTGCTCGCTCCGCGACAGGTAAGCTCAGCCGTGATAATGGCTCTGGTGCTGGCACCAAAGTCGAACCGCTGAAGCGTGTGCCTGCAGGTTAGGCATGAGCAAGGGGGATACGAAAAAGGTAGCGGAACGTAACCCAGACGGTACGTTTCCGAAAGGAGTCTCTGGAAATCCATCCGGAAGACCTCCATCCAAACGAAACCAGATCACGACTCTCAAGCAAGACTTGGAAATTGCGATCCGGCAAAACGTACAGCCTCACCAGATCCAGCAGATCGTCTCCAAGATGATCGACCTGGCAATCAACGAGGGGTCTGTAGGAGCTGCAAAGCTCATTTTGGACAAAACCGTCAGTAATGCTAAGGACGACGAAGAAGTCAAGCATGATGGTGGTGGAGTACGGGTCATTATCGAAAATGTGACCGTGGGGAGAAAATCAGAAACCATTGAGGCAGAAGATGCCGAATACTCAGAAGTAGAGGATACAAAATGAGCACTGGAGCAAATAAATCAGCACAGGCACGCCAGGATCAGTCCGGTGGTGCACAGATGGTTGGTGGCATGAAGCCAGTTGACCGTCCGCGAGTCCCGAATTTTCAGGGCAAGTCTGGTCAAGGCGACAACCAAAGCACGAACCGCGGCAAAGGCCGGACCTAAGCTGTTCCTGGGGAGGGGATATGAAGGATTTTCAAGTATCCCTGCATCCAGGGCAGGCTGCGATCTACAACAGCAAGGCACGCTTCAAAGTATGCGCAGCTGGTCGTAGATTCGGCAAATCACACTTCGCTGCCCTTATGTTGGGCATCGAGGCACTGAAGAGCACACACACTGCCTCAAACGGTAATGTGTACCCACTGACGGTTGAGCACGGGGTTTATTACATTGCCCCAACCTTTGACCAGGCTAAGCGAATCATGTGGCCCAAACTCTCCGAAGTTCTGGGCTATGAGAAGCAGGGTGGGTTTATTCGGCGCGAGAACGTCAATGACGGGTGGATAGAGTTAATCTCCGGCAGACGTATCTACATCAAGGGTGCGGACAATCCGCACACTTTGCGTGGTATCGCGCTTTCATACGTCGTGCTCGACGAGTACGCAGACATGAAGCCATTTGTCTGGGACGAGATTGTAGACCCAGCACTCATGGACGTAGAGGGAGACGCACTCTTCATCGGAACACCGAAGGGTAAGAACCACTTCTACAAAATCTTCATGGCATCCCTGGAGAATCACAAGGGATACGAGGACTGGGAAGCATTCCACTTCAAGTCCCTGGACAACCCCTTCCTGAACCCTGCTGAGATTGAGCGAATGATGGCTCAATCCAATCGTTCGATGGACGTTATCAAGCAGGAGATCGAGGCTTCCTTTATCTCAGGTGGTGGTGCCGTACTCAAGCCAGACTGGTTCGAGGTGGTGGATACCCTACCAGGCGTAGAGCAGAATACCCTAAAAGATGTCCACGGCAATCACATTGCCACCTCTGCAGCCGCGGACGGTCATGTCTACGTCACAGTCGACCTGGCTGGGTTTATCAAGGCCCATGGCAACAAGAAGCTCCGATCAGACCAGACGGTTATTGCAACCACCCTGGTCACAGCTGAAGCCTGGTATATCCTGGACATTCAGTACGGACACTGGGACACCCGCGAGGTTGCCCTACGAATTATGAAGTCTGTCTCCAGGAACCCTGGGTGCAGGCTAGGGATCGAGCAGGGTGCACTCATGCACGCTATCGGACCATACCTGGAAGACGAGATGCGGAGATTCAACCGCTACGTCACACCAGAAGCTCTCAAGCATGGTGGTGCTGCGAAGATCGACCGAATCACTGGTTCTCTTCAAGGTAGAGCCGAGAGAGGCAGAATTAAGCTCCTGAAGGGTGACTGGAACGAAGAGTTCCTATCCGAAGCAGCTGACTTCCCTGACCCCCTGTCCCACGACGACTTGCTCGATGCAGTCGCATACGTGGATCAGCTTGCGGTTACTAATTATTTCACAGATGCGGACTACGAAGAGTGGGAACCGTTGGATTTGGACTCAGGATACTAAATGTCACTTGTACCGACTCAAGGGAATGAAATTCTCGTAGACAGCCCAGATGACAAGGATCGCAGATCCAGTCAGGCCCCAGGGCATGAAGTCGTCTCCTGGCTGAACGCAAAGGCCACCAAGTGGCGCGACCACCGCAATAGTGGTTACCAGCGTCTGTGGGCTGAATACTGGCGCATGTGGCGCGGAAAGTGGTCTGAAGCCGACCGTAACCGTCAGTCCGAAAGATCCCGATTGATTGCACCTGCTTTGGCGAATGCAATCGAGATGACCACTGCAGAGATCGAGGAAGGGCTTTTCTCCAAGGAAACCTGGTTTGACGTTGTTGACGACGACCAGGATAAGGCTGATGCGCTCATGGCGCGGGATCAGCTGCGCTACGACCTGGACTCCGTAAATACCAAGGATGTGTTCGCAGAGGCTGTTTTGAACAGTGCCATCTTCGGCACGGGCATTATCAAGATGAACGTCGAAGTGCTGCCCGACCGCAGACCCGTACGTAATCCTCTGACGCTCAAACTTGAGCAGGCCCAGGGTGAGGTCGTAAAGGTCATCGGTGAGTCTATTCGCCCTGACGAATTTATTCCGGATCCAGCTGGTCGCTCCATCGCTGAGATGCTCGGCTGCTTCCACGAAGTGAAAAAGCCGCAGAATGCCATCCTGGAGAAGATTGCCCAGGGCATTTACCGCAAAGATGCTATCCCCTACCTCACAGGCTCTGCTACACCCAAGTCGAATGAAGTCGACGGTGGTGACCCAGCTACTCATGGCTCCCTGATGCACGTCAGTGACACCACAGAGATCCTGGAGTACCATGGCAAGGTGCCAGCAGAGATGATGGCAGCTATCGACATCGAATCCCCGCTTGACGCTATGATGGCGACATCCAAGGGTTCTGATGAAGGTCCCAAGGTTGAGGCTATCGTAACCATCGCAAACAACGGTGCGTTGCTGAGAGCCATTGTCAACCCCTTCGTCATGCAGGACCGTGCAATCATCGCTTTTGCTTTCGAGAAGGTTCCTGGTCGTTTCTGGGGACGTGGTGTTTCTGAGAAGGGCTACAATCCTCAGAAGGCTCTGGACGCAGAAGTGCGAGCACGTATCGACGCTCTCGGCTACATCAGTTCTCCCATGCTGGGAGTCGACTACGGTCGCATCCCGCGTGGCTTTAAGATGGAGATTAAGCCGGGTAAGCTGTTCCTTACGCAGGGTAACCCAGATGAAATCCTCCGTCCTGTACGGATCGGAGAGATCAATGGGGCTACCTTCAACCAGGCTTCAGAGATGGAGCGCATGGTACAGATGGGTACAGGTGCCTTTGACACCGCTTCGGCTATCACGAGCCAGGGTGCCAACGGTAATGGACCTTCTGCCTCAAACATGTCCTCTGCCATGGGCGCATTCGTAAAACGCTCCAAGCGTGCGATTCGCCAGGTGAACGACAACGCTATTGCCCCGTACATCAAGAAGGCAATGTGGCGCATGATGCAGTTCGATCCGCGACGTTACCCGTCCGACTTCGAGTTCATCGTGAAACCTACCCTGGGCATTGTTGCCCGAGAGGTAGAGGCAATGCAGATGACACAGCTCATCGCTATGCTGCCTGAAGACTTCCCGCAAGTGAAGATGACAATTGCCAAGGGACTGATTGACCTGTCCAGCCTCCACAACAAGGCTGAAGTCATGCAATCCTTTGAGGCTGCGATTGCTCCTCCTCCTCCGGAAGTGCAAGCACGTCAGAAGGAAATGGAAGAGCTGCAGTTTGAAGCCGCGAAGGCTGAAGCTACACAGAGCCTCCTGGAGAATCAGAAGCTCATCGCTGATATCCGACTTACCCTGGCTGAAGCAAAAGCCATGGGCAACAAGGAAATCATGGATGGTGTGAAGCTCACCCAGGAACAACAGAAGATTGACATTCAGAATGAAGAGCTGGATCAGTTCGAGCAGCAGAATGAGATCGCTGCCAAGCGTCTCGACCTGCAAGAAGAGCAGCTGAAGCTCCGACAGAGAGAGGTTGCGAAGAAGAAAGATGCCTGACAAGAAGAAATCAGCGTTTGACCTGGCCGACGAGCAAGCAGCTCGACAGAGAGCACGGAACAAGCGTGGACCATCGAAGCCTCCTTCGGATAGCAAGCCTTCCAGCCCTGCAACAGTCAGACGAGACTACAGAGGCACCCGCGGCGCGATTGATGATGCTGAAGGTGTATCGAATCCGGAAGACAAGGCGCACAAGCAGAAACTTCGTGAAGGCATGAAAAAGTTTTAATCAATAGGGGGGAGAGATGTTAGACACAGAATCACTACAATACTTGCCGGACGATATGAAAGATCGCCTGGTCAAGTTTGAGAATATGTTCTCATCAGATGGCTGGGCACAGCTTGTACAGTGGGCAAAAGCCTCTGCTGACGAACAGAGAGATCGAATGCTGTTCTGCAGGAACTGGGAACAGTATATCAATTTGCAGGCACAGTGGACAATGTTCACGGACTTCGCAAACCTGGAAGAATCCACATTAGCGGAATTTGAAGGGATTGCAAAAGAGCACCGTGAGCAGCGCGAAGCTGAGATCCTGCAAGACAGTGAGCTGGACTTCGAGTAATGCCAGTTTACGACTTTCGCTGCCCTGACGGTCACGTAAGTGAGCTTCTGGTCCCGTATAAGGACCGTAAAGAGCAACCTTGCCCCGAATGCGGAGACACAGCGACACTCGTGTGGTTACAAGCACCGAAACTCGATTGGGCTGGAATGGCTATGGGCGCAAACGCCGGACCAGAGTTCATTGACAGGTTCGAGAAATCACACAAAAAACGACGGGAACAGGAACAGAAGCACAAAGCTGAGCACGGTGATAAACTGCGCGATGCTGGAAGCTAATAGACCTGCCGAAACCGATACCACAGGTATCATCATTTATCACCTTACAGAACCCGATTGGGCGCAAGGAGATTACCATGGCTAGCTTAGTTGATGTACAGAACGATCCAGGCGACGTTGAAGGACTTGAGAAGTCCCTGACCGAAGCAGTAACAGCACAGAAGCCTTCTGCGGAGAAAACCACCGCAAAACCTGCGGAGAATACGGACCCACTCGCTGGCTCCAAGTTCGAGGGCAAAACCACAGAAGAGATTCTCGAAAGTTATAACAACCTTCAGTCAGCATACGGACGTATGGCAAATGACCTCGGCACCCAGCGCAAGCTGACCGATCAGTTGCTCGACCTGAAACGCGACATTGACTTACAGAGTAACGCACCGGAGCCGCTGCCTACAGTGGACCCAGCACAATTACTCAACGATCCGACACAGGCTTTGGACAGCTATTTAGCTGAACGAGAAGCCCGGATTCGGTCTACCTACGACGACAGGCTGTCTCAGATGGAAGCCAAGCTGCAAGCTGACAAGTTTATGCAGAAGCATCCTGACTTCATGGAGACGGGACAGTCAGACGAGTTTAGAACTTGGGCAACGGCAACCCCAATCCGTAGCAAGGCAGCTGCTCTAGCTGCCCAGGGTGATTGGGACGCAGCTGATGCGCTGCTCCAGGAGTACAAAGCGGAAGCCAAGACATCGGCTCCCTCTACGGACTCTGTAGAGCAGGAAGCACGGACTGCAGCCAAACAAGTCTCACTCGAATCTGCTGCCAGTGAAGGCAGCACGTCAAGCGGGAAAATCTATCGACGCGCAGACTTGATTGAGCTAAAGCTCCGCAAGCCTCACGTCTACGGTGATCCCGGATTTCAGGCCGAAATCCTGAAGGCTTACTCGGAAGGTCGAGTCAAGTAATCACAAAAACCCCCAACCACTCATAAGGTAATAAATCATGGCACTTGGTACTAACCATATCATCACCACTGAAGTTACCAGCTTTATCCCTGACATTTGGTCTGATGAAGTCGTAGCTGCATACAAGAAGAATCTTGTTGCCGCTGGACTCGTCCGCAAACTGTCTCACGCTGGTAAGAAAGGTGATACAATCAAAGTCCCGACCCCGTCGCGTGGAAGCGCATCGGATAAGGGTGCAGAAGCTCAGGTCACGCTCATTCAGGCTGGCACCGACGCTACTGTCGATATCTCCATTAACAAGCACAAAGAGTACTCTCGTTTGATCGAAGACATCGTCTCGGTTCAGGCTCTTGAGTCTCTTCGTCGTTTCTACACGGACGACGCTGGCTACGCAATTGCGAAGCAGGTTGACACGGACATCCTTGTCGAACTGATGAACAAGAGCGGTGCGTCCTTGACGTACGCAGCTGGTGAGCTTACCACGGCTTCTACGTTCCCGACCATCTACGAAGGTGACGGCGCAACGTGGGACGAGACAACGACTGTCGACATCTCTGATGCCGGTCTTCGCGGTTTCGTTAAGCTCCTCGACGACGCTGACGCACCTATGGACGGTCGTCATTGCATCGTTCCGACGATTGTCAAGCAGGACCTCCTGGGTACTGCCCGTTTCACTGAAACGCAATTCGTTGGTGAGGCTGCCGGAGGTAACTCCATCCGTAACGGCATGGTAGGAGACGCTTATGGCGTTGACTTCTACGTCACCACGAACCTGCCTTTGGTGCAGGATAGTGCTGGCACCGCTGACAATGCACTTGGCTACATGTTCCAGGAAGACGCTCTCGTCTTCGTAGAGCAGCTGGGTGTACGGTCGCAGTCGCAGAGCAAACTTGAGTACCTGGGTGATCTGTTCGTTACAGATACCATCTACGGTGTCAAGCTGTTGCGCGACGACAGCGTCATCCCGTTCGTAGTTCCGACTACGTAAACGACCCCCCTGGATTGGGGGCATGATAGCTTGAAAGCGTTAGCCCCCTTTCCTTTTTCCTTGTTCATTATTTGCTGTTGTACACGCAACGTGAACAGATGCAGATAGTGAACAAAGAGAAGGGAAACAATGAGAGAACGTAGATATGCACCACTTAACGCCCTGAAGAGGATCGAGGTCCTGGAGCTTGGTGGTGGTAGCGGTGCAGCCTGGGGAGGCATCACAGGCACACTGTCGAATCAAACTGATTTGCAGTCTGCACTGAATGCTAAGCTCTCTGTAGTCACCGCAGCAGACATCGACGCTGGAGCGTCCACAGATGGGCAGGTACTGACATCAGATGGTCTTGGAGGCGTAGCCTGGGAGACACCAGTTGCTGGCGTAACCACATTCGAGGGACGCTCGGGTGCAGTGTTAGCAGACAGGACCGACTACGACAGCTTTTACGTCCAGAAAGATTTATTCGGTGGTACGCAGACCATTCAGAATTCCCTGACTATGGAAGGGACTCTGATCCAGGTCGACACCTCCAACGATCTACGGCTCATCAACAATACAGGTCTGCGGCTGACTGACACTTCCTCTTCTGACAGAGTTAGACTCAGCATGTCTGGCACAAGCAACATTGTGCAGCTCACACCATTCCCGAATGCCACCCTGACCTTCGAGGTTGGTGGTGGCTTTGCCGTGATGGAGGTCGACTGTAAGCTGGTAGCCAACCAGGCTTCCGACTCTACAGAGAGTGGATTTAAGATTGTCCCTGGCACCGCACCCACGACACCTGAGAACGGTGACATCTGGGTTACGACCACGGCCATGTTTGTACACATTAACGGCACGACTGTCCAATTGGCAGCCGTGTAAAATAACTGAAGAGGGAAGAGAAGATGGAAATGCTAGGTGGAGTATTACTGGCACTGTTCTTTGTGTTCTTGGGCAATAGGCTCGGGTATGTGAAGTTCCAGAAGCCTGAGAAGAAGGTCCGAGTCCGCGGTACACCAGGTGGTGGAAGCGTAGGGGGCGGGAACAAAAAGAACCACGAACGATAAGTAACACAGGGGGATAGCATGAAGATTACCAAAGCAGAAGCACACATGATTCTTGCGACACTGGACAAGGTTCCAGTGCAGGGCATCGCAGTCCAGAAGCAGGTCCTGTCGCTTTGCATCAAACTGGAAGAATTTATTAAAGAGGAAGAATCGAGTGGCGACGACGTACCGGAACCTGCTGAATAACGTACTCATCGCTTTGCGAGAAGATCAGATTTCTGGTGCTACTGCAGAGATCACCGACGAGTATCATCTCCTGCTCGGTCTGTTCATCAACCAGATCAAAGAAATTTGTGAAGACCAGCACAACTGGCGTGCGCTGAGGTCAAGTGAAGACTTGACCTTTGCGTCTGTCTCCAGTGCTGCATTCACGAACGCAAACGAGCGTTCACGCATCCTCCGGGTCCAAGATGAGATCGCAGGGGAAGAGCGTGCGCTCGTTTTTGACATTACGGACTCCACGAATCCCTACCGTCTACGAGAGATCGACATGGCTGAGCTGTTGAGGCGCAGGGAGATGGAAACGTCAAACGGAGGTGATCCCAGCTACTTTGCCATGGATAACTCCGGAGAGAATGCGATGGCTCTCCAGGTCTATCCCACCCCAACCGACACTCGCACTGTTAGAGTATATACGATTAACCCCCAGGTAACCCTGGATGCTGATATGCTCGATACAACCATTAAAATCCCGGCACGTCCTATCGAAGCTGGAGCAATCTGGTATGCGCTCGAAGAGCGTGGCGAGGAGCTGGGAGTACGAGGATTGTTTAACCAGGAAGTGTTTGATCGCATCCTGGGAGCGGCTGTTGCACGAGATGCAGCAGAGCAAGGTGAATACCAGCTGGTGCCAGTCTAGTGACTGCACAAGCACAAATGATCGACCTGGTTGCTCCGGGTTTCCGTGGAATTAACTCAGCGCAATCAGGTTCGGTCCTGCCTCCTGTCTTTGCCACCGAGGCACAGAACTGCCTCCTTGACTCAGTAGGGAGGCTATCAGCCCGTGCCGGATATACCGATCAGACAACGACTTCAATCACTCCTGCAGTCGACGTACTCTCAATTCACGAATATAGAAAGGGAGATGGTACTCGAAGCCTTGTGTGTTCATGGGATGGTGGTATTGCTGATTCTATCATTGATCCTGAAGGCAATGATATTTCCGGTGTTGTTACTGACACGTCTGGCAATTGGTGGTTTCAGAACTTCAATGACAAGGTTATCGGCTTCATCGACGGTCAGAAGCCTATTGTCTATTCAGGTACAGGCACCTTTGCAACGGTGGTCGAATCGTCTGGCACAGCACCCGCTGTCACAAACGGTATCGCACTATGTGCATACGGTCGTGTCTGGGCTGTAGCAGCTGACGGTGTAACAATCAATTACAGCGGTCTGCTCGACGAGACAGACTGGGGTGGAGTGGGTGCAGGTAGCATCGACTTCTCCAACATCTGGACTGCTGGCACTGACAGCATTAAGGCAATCGCTGCATTCAATGCTGGCTTGATTGTCTTCGGTAACAATCACGTTATCTTCATCACGGACGGTGCAGGCTCCGCAATCGGTGTCGACCCTTCCAACATTTATGTATCAGACATTATCACCGGAACCGGCTGCATGTCCCAATGGTCTGTGCAGCCTGTCGGTGAGAGTGACTTGCTCTTCCTTTCCAGGAACGGAGTACAGTCGCTGGCCAGGCTCATCATTGACAAGTCGAACCCACTGACCAACCAGTCATTGAAGGTTCGTTCGCAGCTCCTTGGTGACGCACGGTCTGAAGACCCTTTGGCTATTCGCTCATTCTACAGCCCCGAGATCGGTGTGTACGGTATCACCTTCCCTGTCTCTGGGCGCACATGGGTGCTCGACCAACGCTACAAGTACCAGGACGAGGAGCGCAATGAGCTGGCTCCTGTCACCAACTGGACACTGGCACCCAGTGCCTGGTGTGTGCGTGACAACGAAGACATCCTCCTGGGTGTCCTCCAGGGAGTAGGACTGTACGGTGGTAATGACGACGACGGTGCTACCTTCCGCTTCAAGTGGCAATCACCCTGGCTCAACTTCGGTGAGCAGCTGAACAACAGACTGAAGATCCTGAAGAGAATGAGTGCTATCCTCTTCGTACAGGACGAAGCCGACATCCTATTCAAGTGGGGTACAGACTTCGAGAACAATTTCAAGTCAAAGACCAGATCTGTCACTGGTGACGGTGGCTCAGAGTTTGGCATCGCAGAGTTTGGCATTGGAGAATTCTCCGGTGGCCTGTCACTACGCATTATCAAGATCAACGCAAGCGAGTCGGCACAGTACTTCCGCTTTGCTATCGAGGGGGATATCACAGGAACATTCGCATTGCAGCAGCTAGAGCTGTTTGCAAAAATTGGAAGGCTAGCTTAATATGTCCGACTATACCCAGATTACAGACTTCTCCGTAAAGGATGGCTTGACCACAGGTGATTCCGAGAAGATCATCCTGGGAGCCGACTTTGACGGTGAGTTCAGTGCACTCTCGACTGCTATTGCATCGAAGTACGACTCGAACGACATCGCATCTCTTGCTCAGGCTCAAGCCATGCTGCTTGATACAGTGCTCATGTCACCCCTGCAGGTTAGTAACATCCTGTCAGACAACGGTGGCATGCTGGAGGACATTCAGGCTCTCGCAGACCCTAACGTAGACACGCTGCTTGGCTGGGATGATTCAGCTGGTGCTGTCATCGGCTTCACCATGGGTGATGGTCTTGAGTTCTCCGGTGCAACAATTCGCCTGGAGCACCTCGGTATCGGTGACCTGGAAGATCCCAATGATGACCGCATCATGTTCTGGGATGACAGTGCAGGCGCAATGGCTTGGCTGGACATTGGCACCGGCTTGGACATTACCACCACCTCACTGTCTCTCGCAGCTGCGGTCGCTGGTGACGGACTTGCACACGCTGCAGGTGTCCTCTCTGTCAACGTCGGTAATGGTATCAGTATTGCTACTGACATCTTGGGACTGACTGATGTCACGGCAGCTGCCGGACAGCCTGTCAACATCTCTTCGGGCACGTTCACCTTCGATATGTCCTCACTGGCTGAGCTTACCAGCTCTGGCATGGACCAGGCTGCTGACTCCTACCTCGTCTCTGACGCAGGCACGCTGAAGCTGCAGCCCTACGACGAGGCTGGCATCAAGATCCTGACTGTCGCAGCTGCAAGTGATACGATTGCACAGACCGACATGAACTGCTTCATCGAGTATGACTTCGCTACGGCTGTCACTGTCACACTGAACAGCGGTGTCGGTGACGTAGGCAATATCCTGGTCATTAAACAGACTGGCGCAGGTCAGGTTACAATTGCTGGTACTGCCACAATCGAATCTGCAGGCTCAGAGGTTGCGACTCGCACAACCAACAGTGTAATCACGCTGGTGTGCATCGCTGCTAACACCTGGGCACTGTACGGAGACACTGCATAATGAGCATCATGGCTCTGCTTACAGCCGCGGCTGCTGCACAGAGGCAGAAGATCACCTACAATAGCCTGGCCATAACGTCTGTTGATTTCCAGGATAGTGACGCACACGCAATGGCTCAGATCCGAAGCACGGGTGAGCTGTACAGGAAGGTAGCTGGGCTTCTGGTCTACCTGCGCGACTGGATTGACCCAATCTCAGCAGCAGGTGACGACACCTACTACTTCCAGTTCACTGATACGGGTACGCACACTCCCACGACTGAGGGGCACGTTCTCGGTGCGTGGACTGGACTTACGAGCGTACACTGGGTTGCACTTGACGTGTCGAGCAGGATATCTCGTAGTGCTGCCGGGGTGCTATCCCTGTCATTAAGCCCAAGTGGAACACCAGTTGTAGCGTCAGGGGCATACACATTGACGGTAGACGGAACACCATAAACAGCATGGGGGGAGGATATCATGCACGAGCTAAGAAAGTTTTTTCCTGAATTCGAATCACTAAACAACTTTGCCAGGGAACTGGAGTATAGGGAGATTGTGAACCCAGCTGATGGGGTGACCTATCCTGGTATTAGCGATGAGGTTCCGGAATGGATAAAGAAGCACGTCGAGAAGAGGTGCAGCAATGCGTGGGGCCGGGAGCTGGAGGCTAAGACCATCTTCTTCCGTCTAACGCATCGAGGTGAGGAGCTTGTCAAGGCACCGCACCAGGCACACACAGATACAGCCATGGGCAAGTACACGTTCATTTGCTACTTCCAGGATGCTCCTCCGCATTGGCCGGAAGCCGGAACATCCCTGTTGAAGCACCGCACAGTCGGTGGACTACACCAGGACCCATGGACCAACGGTGAGATGGAAGTATGGGAAAGAGACACGAACCGATACGACTCGTGGGTTATCACGAAGTTATTCGGGATGGAGCGCAACAAGGCAGTGACCTACGAGAGCAAGCGAATGCACAGGGCAGAGCCTGTCGGTGGGTTTGGAAGCGACGTGAACGATGGGAGATTGGTACTGGTTGCCTTCCTGGACGTTCCCAATGGCTAAAATCAGATTCGCAGTAATTGACGACATTCCGGATCTGGTCACCTGGGGAGAAAAGTTCTGGGAACTGACATGGTTCCGGCAAGAGCTGAAAGAAGAGTACTGCAAGCAGTCTGTCTGCTTCCTGCTCAATGGGTTGATAAACGAAGACGCAGGGTTTGTCCTTGTCGTCGAGGATGATGAGAAGAAGATCAGAGGCTTTGCCCTGATTGTCGTCTCACCATTCGTATTCAACCTAGACAAAAAGATTGCAGGTGAGCTGGCCTGGTACGTGGACCCTCAGTATCGTGGTCAGCGTGCTGGGCTAGCCCTCCTGGACAAGGCTGAGCGGATAGCGAAGCGGAGAGGCTGTGATTACATTTCAATGATTTCAATGGACCACAGCATGAACGTCGGACCCCTATACGAAAAGGTCGGGTATAGCCCGGCAGAGACAACCTACATCAAGGAACTATAATGGCAGCAGTAACAGCTGGCGTAATCGCAGCAGGATCCATGGCAGCTTCGGCTGGTGCCAGCATCAAGGCTGGCCGGGATCAGGCAAAACAGAACAAGCGTGCCAATGCACAGCTGCAGGAAGGTGCGCTTCGAGACTTCTCCTTCGGCTCTGCTGGTGGTGACGGTCCCTTCGGCTCGTTCAATGCTGAGACTGGTCAGATCAATACGCAGCTTGGTTCCAGGCTCCAGGGTCAACGGGACCAGACTGATGCATTCGGTAGCATGTTCGGTAGCCGCGTAGGCACCAACATGACCCAGGGCTTGCAGGACACTATCGGCATGGCACAGGGTGTGGCTGGTCAACAGACTGATCCGAATTCGAATCTCTTCGCAGGTCTACAGCAGAGAGCACAGGGTGGTCTAAACCTGGCTGGTGCTGGCTTGGGTAGGGCTGCAGGTATCCAGGGTCAGCTTGACCCGTTTGCACAGCAAGCCTTCGGCATGTCTTCGGACTTTATGAACCAGATCGGCTCCGGCCAGGATGCACAGGCACAGTCTCTGTCGCTGATGCGCCAGCTAGCCGCTCCTGAAGAGGCTCGGCAGTTCCAGGGTCTACAGCAGAACCAGTTCAGCACAGGCAGACTCGGATCCTCCGGTGGAGCACTGCAGACTGAAGCCTTTGCACGCGGACTGGGCCAGGCTGACACTTCACGACAGCTTGCCTCCTTCCAGGAAGGCAGGAACACACAGCAGAATGCGTTCGGGCTTGCCCGAGGACTCGCAGGTATCGGCCAGGGTGCGCTAAGCACTGGTGATGCTCTCATGCGTAACGCATTCAGTAATTTCCAGGGCATGACCGGACTCTCGCAGAACATCGACCAGCAGAGATTCAGCCAGGAAGGTACTGCACAGCAGAACATGTTCGGCCAGCTTGCCAGCATCTTCAACATGCAGGGCAGCCAGCTTGGACAACAGCAGGGCATGGAGAACAATGCCTTCAGCAACTTCCTACGCTCCATGAGTGCTGGGCAAGGCATCGACCAGATCCCTCTGGATCGCTTGGGCTTTGCACAGGACATCGAGGCACAGCGTCAGAATGCTGCACTCGGAGTCGGCACACAGATGGCAGGCATCAACGCAGGACAGGGAGCCAGCACAATGGCTGCTGCCTTCTCCGGTCTTGCTGGTGGTGCACAGAACTTCGGGCAGATGTTCCAGGGTATCGGACAGTCTGCACAGCCTAGCTTCAATATGAGCACCAATGCTGGTGGGCAGATCACTGGAGCCAATGGACTTAACATCAATGAGTCAGCGTTCGGACCTAATCCCTTCGCTGGGATGGGAGGGTAACTAATGGCTGACTTCGGAGGCTTTGACGTACAGACACCGCAAGAGGTTCTGTCCAAGCTCAGTGCACAACGGCAGCAGATTGCGCAGATTCCCGACCAGCAGGCCAGGAATGAGGCGAACATTGTCTTCCAGTTGTCCAACATGTTTGGCAACCCTGAGCTGAAGAAAGCCCAGACCATAGAGAAGTCACTGACTGCTGCGCAGTCTGGTGTAGATGCTACGAGTGTACACAAGAAGGGTAGTCTCGGTTATGAGGCTGACCGCTTGTCCGCTATGTACGAAGCAGTGAAGCACCAAGACCCTGTGGCCGCATCCCAGATTGCATCCCAGATCACCCAGATCGACGAGGCTAGGTTCGAGCGTAAGCGTCTGACCAACATTGACCGACGTTCTGAGACTGCCATGGGGAACCAGGCTGCAGAGTCCATGAACAGACAGCGTGAGCAAGAGCGAGAGAACCTGCAGAATAACTCAACGTACATCGAGACTGTTGACGCTAAGGGGAATCCCTCCTACGAGGCATTCGACCTGAACAATCCTGAGTCTCGGCTGGAGTTTGAGAAGGCACGTATGAAGGATAACACTGTTGTCCTGACTCGCGCAGAGATGGCAGCTCGTGGTGGTGACGCAGATGATGCGGACATCAAGCTCCACAACAACAGCACGTTCTCCACCAAGCTGGAGACGCTACAGGCTTCTGACCATGCCCTACGACAGGCAGGCCGGATGGTGTCCATTATGGCATCCAATCCGGATGCTAACACCTCCTTCGCTGACCTCATGGAACAGACCAATGAGCTGGTGCAAGAGGGTAAGGCTGCTCTGAACAAGGCAGCTGAGCTGGCTGGCTATCAGTCTGCAGATGACGGTGCCAACATGGCAAAGATCAAGTCTGCCCTGACCACGGCTGAGTTCTACATCAACGCAGATGCACAGGACCAGCAGGCAATTGCCGGACTGGGCTTGAACATGGCGTATGTCTTGGCTCGATCTCTCGACCCCTCGGGTCGTCTGTCTGACGCTGACGTAGCCTTCGCTGCTCAGATGATCGCATCCTCGAATGGTGACCCCAAGATTCTGGCACGAGTAATGACAGAGCAGGTTGTCTCGAACGCATCCAAGTGGGCTAAGGCTGAAAGGTCTGACCTCTCCTCTCTGACTGACAGAGAACGTAACAGCAGCTCCCAGGCTCGTCGCCTGGAGAATGCCCTGACCAACATCGACAACAGTATCGTGGACTACCGCTCACTCCTGGTGGACGACCTCGGTATCATTGAAGGTGACATGTTTGACCGCATCCTGACTCCGTTCAGTGTCGAGCCTGCACGCAGACCAACTGGTGCTGCTATCACAGGGCAGAAAGAAGACGATACCCAATCACAGACCTCTGACGAGGACTTCTCCGGGATTACAATTGAATAATGCCTGATTTTACCATCACAGTAGACAATGTCCCTTTCCGGGTAAGAGGTGCTTCCAACAGGGAGCAGGCTCAGCGTGCGATTGAGGTGCAGTTCATGGACCCACAGGTCCGTAAAGAGGCTATGGTCAAGCGCAAAGCTAAGCTCCTGGACATGGGGATCGACGTAGACCAGAACTTTGCCACAGAAGGCATGGGCAAGGGTGAACGCTTCCTGGTAGGTGCCGGACGCACCTTCACAGAGACTGCCAGGGGTGCCAAGCAGATGTGGTACGGTGCCACAGGTCAGGACGAAAAGGTGGAGGCTCTTCAGCGTGAGGAATCAGCCCACAGGGACACATTCGACATGCTGGATGGTGAAGGCATCGGAATGGAAGACCTCGGACAGCTGGCTCCTGAGCTGGTAGCCTTCCTGGGTACGGCAGGTGGGTCTGGATTGGCCACAGCTGGACAGCTCGGGCTGCGTGGCGCGGCTTTGGGCGCATCTAAGGCCACGGTAGAGGGTGAGTCCAGAACGATGAATGCGGTCGTCTCAGGGCTTCTCACGGCAGGTGCCTTTGGCGCAGGTCAGGGTGTAGCCTCCATGTTCCGTGCTGGCAGCTCGATTACAGGGGCTGCAGCAGCCGGTTTGAACCGGATTGCAAGGGGCACCAAGACCAAGGGTGACCTGGTAAACAACATGTCTTCTGCCATGACCCAGGCTCAGCACCTCGCCAACAGTAAGGATGCTGCCCTCCGCAAGGTTGGTGAAGCCTCACTGGCACAGCTGACTCCTCTCATCCAGAAGATGAACGGTGTTGGCAAAGAGTCTATCTTCCGCACCCAGCTGAACCAGCTGATG